CAAAATGGCAGCGGTGTTAACGTTGGCGGTAATACATTGATTTCATATTTTGAATATGGCGTTCCTGACTTACATCCTGATGGATTTCCTGTTGTAACTGATTTGTTAGTAGGTGTTGCTGCTAACAATATGATAAATCACCGATCAACTACTTTAGAGCTTGACATTATGCTTATTGCAGAACCTGTCAAACTAACTAAAGACGACATGGAACAAATGCTAACTCAGGCAACAGACCTCTGATGGGGGTCTTTAATTGGGTTTTGTTAAAGACGTAGCGAAAGATATTGCTACCGGCGTAGTAGTGGGATTAATAATTGGTGATGAAGAATATCAATTTCCAATAGACATGGTAGCAATACCGGCGTTTCAAATGCACATGCTACAAGGCACACCATCAATGCAGGTTTACATTAAGGCCGGTGAAACATTAGTTCCAACAGGGGGTAATGTGGCGGATATGAATGAAAACATGGAAATTGAAGCCCCTGGCGTGTCTGAGAAGCCTAAAAAGAAACGTAAGCGATCTAAGTGGAATTCTTATGTCAAGAAAAAGGCTAATCACATCAAATTTAAATCAGGTAAAATGAAAGGTCGATTAGATCTAAAAAAGATGGCCAAAGAATTTGCTAAAAAAGAAGGTAAAAAAGCAGTAAAAAAACTAAAGAGGTGATAATGTGGCAATACATGAGATTCGAGAGAGCATAATTATTGATGAATTTGAAGTCGATAATACTGAGGAAATTGCATACATTGAAAAAGTTATACCATTAAAAACAGGATTTAGACATACAGTAAACGCTATTGACGTTTTTATTGACAATATGTGGGTTGAATCAGATTCTAATTTGCCTATGTATGGTGAAATTATACTATCTGCTCAACCGTTGTTATTAACTAATCAACGCTATGGATCTTCGTTAGGTAATAACTCAAACAGAACGCCGCCTGTATCGACAGATACAATACTCTACAAAATGCTATTTACGTTTGATTCTGAAATCGGTAAAGTCGGTAGTCCATGCACTATTCTTCAGGAGTTTCCAAACAATTTTCTAGGTTCAATGCCGACTTTTTCATGGTATACACCACGTTTGTATATGTATGTCGTATTGTATGAACAACAAGGCTTTAGTTCTGTGGTTCAAAATTTAGAAGTTAGTGCGTATGTTGCAGTAAATAGCACTCGTTCAAACCATTTGTCGTATATGTTAGGCAACATAAGAGAACGCTCTATTGCGCAAATTGGTAAAGTATTGTCAATAGGTCGACTTATTCCGGTTACCAAAATTACAGGTCAAAAGTTTCCAATGTATTTGTTTGGTGGTGCAAGGTCACAATTTATGCTAAATTCTACTGCTTTACAGACGTTTTATTACAATGTAGATCCGCAAGCTGCAGAAGGAATGTTATCTACGTCACAACAAAGAGATTTTTTAAAGTCAGCACGTAACATGGTATCATTTGACAAAGCATTTGGTAAAGATACTGTTGCTTTAGGTGGAGTTCCTGATTGGTTGAAGTCTGTCGCATTGACAGGAGTTGTATCAGGAGCGATCAGAGAACAATGGCCACCACTAAAATACAATGACAACGGTAACGTAAGGATGATGTAACGTGGAACCAATAGCACCAATAGACAAAGAACAAAACGAAAGAATCGTTTGGTGCGAACGACTATTGTATCTTATTGTTCTGCTTCAGTTTCCGCAATTAGCATCGCTTGTATAATCTCGATCTCTGCATCGACCATGCGACGTAAATGTTCTGAGATGTCTCTAGATCTTATCACCGATAACAGCTGCAGCAGTGATGCTTCTCGTAACGTAGAGGATTGCATAGGGTCTAGTTTACGTCGTATGGCTTCTTCTATCCATTCCGATCTAGACTTACCCCATGACAACCTGTCTTCTAGCGTTTTTATTATCGATGTTGGCAAATTTACGCTAATGTTTTGTTTTGTAGACGATTTTCTCGGCCTGCCTATTTTTTTCATGCGTCTGCCTCCTGAAAGATCCACTCGATAACGTGCATAGTTCCACAATAAACGCCGGCTTTCATGCAAGCCAAACCTGATTTACCTTTGTTGCGTATGGCTTCTTTACCACAATTTACGCACCGAGCTCTGACTTTTTTCATTCTAATCTCTCCTTTGCTAGATCGTAAGGACTGTAAAATTTAGCGTCATCAATTGGTAACAACACACAATAGTAAAAACCTAAACAATCACAATCAGCCCACCAACATGACCAATTTTCCCATTTTATTTTTAGACAATGATCATAATCAGTCCAAATTATTTTTACTTGCTCCATCTCACTAAAATGTTCGAGAATATATTCTTGTTCGTCGTAATATCCTCTGAGGTTGTTGTTTGGATATTTCTTTTCATAACACGTTTGATTAAGTGCTTTCCATTGTTTTTCTGCATGTAGATAATGTGCTTCGTAACCTGCGTTTTTTAGTTCACGCTGTTGATCTCTCGCTTTCACTTTACCCACCCCTTATCAATCGCATCTGCTAGCTTGCCGTTTGCTTTGTATGCGTCGTAAAGTTTTGACATAACAGCATCAACAGGCGCAACACTGTTAAATCTAGGCCAAATAGCCCGATACAAGTCCATTATGTCTAATATCTTGCCGTCAACGTCGGCAATTGCTGCTAATAATTCATGGGTTTTGTCGTCCATGATTGTTCTAACCGATTCTAGTATTTAATAATTGATTAGAAAAAGTATTTGTTACGGTAAATTTAGTAGATCCGTGACCACGCTACCGCTTTTCACGCATCAACTCGGCGTAGATGGCCAAATGTATGTCAAGCATTACTATTATAACCTGTCTCCTATCATCAAAGGTTATGGCTAAATCAAGAGATGACCTAATATTAAGAGATCGAATGCAGTTTGATGTAGATGCAAATGGAGATGTTTCTACCCTATACGGTAGAGTTGACTTGTCAGATTATGTATCAATACCAAAATCTGAAGGACTAAAAATAAAAGAAATACGATTTCAAGTAAGAGATCCAACAGCTTCACCTGAGACAGGCTCATTTAGTCAATTGCTAAACTTAGACGCAACAACCCAACAATTTGCTAATCTGAAACTATACTCAACAACCACAGCTTACGAAACTGCCGTTGACGTTGGTATAGGTTCACCTAACGTCATTAACGTAGTTGAACATCAGTGTTATACGCACGTTGTCCAAAATGGCAGCGGTGTTAACGTTGGCGGTAATACATTGATTTCATATTTTGAATATGGCGTTCCTGACTTACATCCTGATGGATTTCCTGTTGTAACT